ACCCTCTCTTCTCTATTATCTTATCTCTTATATCCATCTGACGCTTCTCTTTAGCAATACGTCTGAGAAATGCGTAGTAAATTATTTGTGTGAAATAGGCAAAGGGATTCTTTGACTTAGCAGGATCAAAGTTATCAATATACTGGACACAATTTTCAACACCATCAGAGATCATGTCCTCTTTATACATGTAGTTTATAAAGTTAGGTCTGAATGATAGATGTGTTGCTATCTTTAAAAAACATTCAGCAAGGTAGTGTGGTATCCTCGGTTTGTCTTTATCTAAACGACGAGATTCATCAACTGCCTCACGATACTTTGTGATCTCTGCTAGAAATTTCTTATTATCAACGTAATGTTGCTTTTGTTTACGTGCCACAGCTTTTGCCATATAGTTATCTCACCTGAATACATTATATAAGAAATTAGACTTAATGTCAAGAATGAGTGCGTTTCCAGAAGTCTTCCAACTTAGATCTTGCATCTGATACCTTGCCAATTAGTCCCATATTCTTGTTGATCTTTATCTCTACTTCGTTCTTACTTGCACCCTTCTCTTTCCTCACCCACATTTTATACATGAGTATAGCATCCATAGCCATAGGAGCTACAGTAACTATATCATCTTCACATACCATATAGAAAGATTCATCAGAAAACATCATCCATTTCAGGAGACCAACAGCAATACCCAACTCATTATTCTTTTCAACCTGATGGTTGTGCGGTGAAGCAGGATCTTGTATATAAAATATTGTTTTTCCAGGATTAGTATCTTCTTCCGTAGCAATCATACTGCCAAGTATGGTTTCACCTGTCTTAAGTTTAATAACTCCGAAGAATTCTTGATCGTGGATAATGTAATTAACTGTCATTTCTTTAGGTTGACTTTGGTTATTTCATAATCAAAACTTTCTTCATCATATATCTTGATCCTTTCGGCAAGATGACGAAGTGTATAATTATACTGATGATCCTTAGAGCAGTCATCAGCAATGTCATACAACATTGCCTGTGCTTTATTGTCACCCTTCCTTAATACCCTACCAATAGACTGTAAATTCCTCACCCTTGATTTACTAGGAGATGCGAAGATAACATTATGTAGATTACGGATATTAATACCAGTTGAGAAGGTTCCATATGATGCTAATATTATAGCATCTTTTTCACGTTCACATATGCTACGAGCCTCTTCTCTTTCGATGGCATCAACGCCACCATGTATGAAGAAAAGTTTACGATCTTTACTTACCTTATTATTTATCATTTCCCATAGAGGTTCTCCGTGCTTCTCTATGTAATTAAATAGGACTAGTGTATTTCCCTTCAGATCTTGTGCCAGATTACATATAAAATTACTACGTCTGGTGTGCATGCATAGGTAATCCATCTCTTGTTGATAGTGATCAAAGGGTACCCACCCATGTCTGAGTAGTACAATCCGCACCTTCAGTGGTGTAAGGTGTCCTTTCTTCATCAGGTCAGCTGTCTTGGTTACCCTATCAACCCTACCGAATAGTCCTTCAAGTACCAGTTGGTGTGCTTCCATACCATCTAAGGTACCAGTTAATCCAATCTTATACTTTGCATCCATACACTTGGTAAGGATACCTGTAAGACTCTTAGCTTTGTATTGGTGTGCTTCATCACCTATGATAACGTCAAACCTTTCAAAGAATTTCTTAGGCTCCTTGTATATACTCTGCCACGTACTAATTACTACTGACTCATCTGTATATTTCTCTACTCCACCCATGATCTTATAGACATCCTTAGCATGCCAACCATAGTCTTGAAAATCTTTATACAACTGCTCTACTAGAGACACAGTTGGTACTATAATTAATATCTGTCTGTCCTTCAATAGGTGCCAACGCACCAATGCATATATTATTAGTGACTTGCCCGATCCCGTGGGGGATAATAAAAGCTTGCGACGAAATTTAATCGCAGAGTAAATTCCCTTAAGCTGGTAATCTCTTGCTTTAAAGGGGATCCTAAGAGCACGAACAAAAGCCGCTGTGCCTTCAGGTGTGACATACTCTTCTACCTCATTAGGTCTACCATAGTATTTATCTTCTTCTACCTCATATTCATACCCCTTAGTCTCTAGGTAGTCAGTAAGGTAATCATATAGTCCACAGTATATCTCACCAGTACCAGGTGAATATAATCTTATCTTTCCATCCCAGTATCTTCGTTTGACTGCTGGCATATACTTCGCACCAGGCACTTCAAACTGAAAATGCTCACTTAATTCTTTATGAAGATGGGGTTCTGCCTCCACCTTCAGAAAGACTTCGTTTTTCTTTATGATGGTGGTCATCGAATTCCATAATACTTTACAATTTCGATAGTGTTCTTAATAGCAAATCCTCTATTGTGGATCTCTTTAAGTATCCTATCAATAGAATTTATACAAGTTTCAAGGTAGTCTATTTTCTGCTTGACTCGACATACATCATCATCACTATCGATGAACATATCAAGATCACCCTTCAGTACCTTAAGATCAAAGGGTTTCTCTGCATATACCTGTGATGGTGCCTTACCGTTGTAATATAACCACTTCTCTTTATATAATTTATTGTACTTAGTCTGTGCGTCAGACAGCATAAGTTTAAATTCATTGTATAATTGCAAATACTTTGCATGTAGTCTGGGAGTTTCCATACTATCGTTGGCAAGCAACTCTGGTAAATCCCTGTGATCAAAGAATGCTTCAGCGTCCTTTGCCCACAACTCCTCAATTTTTTCTAAATTCATGATATTTTATACTATGATACTTTACCACCTGGAAGATATCCTTTACCATCAGGATCTACTTTCTCCACCCAATTAAACCCACTGTTAGGTGGGTAAACATATAGTCCATCATCATCAAACATACCTGAAGTGTCTGCTATCCTTGACTCCTTTGATGGATACTTTGGATAAGGTCTTGTTCCTGCTCTCATCTCTTGTCCCTTTCTTCTTCTAATCTGATTACCAGTTTCAGGTATATTATCTTTATCCAACCAAGCAGTACCTAGTATCTCCTTGATCATTTCTTTTGTATAACCATTGGGATGTTTATCGGAAGTCATATTGATTCTCACTTATAAAATCGAGGTAGGCATACCAGTCCTTTCGCTCACACCCATTGTTTATAGCATCATACATTAGATCAACAGTATTGTGATGAGGGAATATAGGATGCTTACATGTGTATTCAGGTACAACAAATAATTTCATTAGTAATGATCCCCAAGTCCTTCTTGTGGTACAGGTTTCCAATCCTTACCATAGTATTTCTCTAAGATGTTATGGTGTGGAGCACGGTCAAGTTGCTCTTGTGTAAACTGATGAGGTTTAGGTCGTGGACGTTCAAACATCTCCATCTGTATCTCAGGTATAGAAAAGGTGTCACCACTTTTTCTGTGATGACACCAATAGAATGTACCGTTCTCTTTTTTATATAAATGGTCTGCCTCGTGTGGACTCATCAGCACCATTCTAACTATCTTGTCACCTTTTTCAATCATTAGCAATCTGATAGGTTAGGATGCTCTCCTGTAGCATAGTATGCTGCTGCATTATCACCTGCTGACTCACAAGTGTATTCATCTGCTACACCAGGAAATGTGGGATTGAACCCAGATCCAAAGGATCCACCTCCTCCATTGTTCATTCCTAGTCCACACCCCATTAAGAGAAGGGGTGTAAGGAGCAATAGTTTTTTCATCGATTAAGTAATCTCTTGATTGGTACTTGTCTAATCTTATCTATAACATCAGTCTCAACTCTGTCGGTAATCTTATCAATGATGTTAACATCAAGATGCATGAACGGTGGAATAATTCCTAGTATCCTAAGAAGACCATCCACAAACAATGCAAGTGCAGTGAATCCAAGAATCATACTAATGATAGTTGCTTCTCGGTTATGCTTTGCCATAGATGCTTCATCGATTCTCCGTGCCTCTTCAACGGCTTCGGCAATCATTGCATCTATTTCTGCTTTGGTATAGCAGAGTTTTTTAATTGCTTCTTCTGTCATACCTCTCAGTCTGTTTCTATATCTATTATATCAACCTTGTCAAGTCATCTCATGGAGATGTGTAGATGGGCGTTCCCCCATCTGTTTCTTTCTCTCAATATCCAACTGATATAATTTATTCATTATCTCTTGTTTCTTTTCAATATCTTTCAACTTCTGTTGGACTCTCTTGAGATCAGACTCTATAGATCCGTCTGTCATTTAAGTTTTAAAATGCTTCTCTCAAACCTCCCTGCCTAAATCTCACAGCAAGTTGTTGATTTGAGTAGAACTATTTATACTTTTACTTTACTGTATCTGGGTGACTATCAAAAGAATACCATCCAGTTGCAATATATTTAGTTTGAGTTTTACTGACAACTCCTTTATGTTGGTGAGTAAAATATGCTGGCCAAATGACCAATCTTCCTTCCTTTGCCTCAAGAGTTTTATCATAAGAATTAAAATATGTTCCACCTTCATCAGTAACAGTATTCAAATATACCATCCATGCCAACGTCCTATGTGAAGTATATTCTCCTGAAGCTTCGCAATGTACGGCATGATAACCATCACCTGGATTATATTTCTGTATATTGTATATATTACAAACCCCCCAAGAATCAATGTTATCTACACAAGGGTATGATTCACGATAAGAAGGGGTACATTTATTTAAAGCATCTGCAATAATTAAATCTACAAAAGTCTTATTAGTGAATATAGTTTTGTTATAATCTAGTTCCCAATCACTCTTAACTCTCGTATCTATTGAACCACTACCATCTTTATTCATAACTACTCCTCTTCTTAAAGAATGAGTTTCAACCCATTTAATTATCTCTTTGCAATTATAAGAAGAAATTGCATTATCATATATTCCAATAAAATCAGGAGTAGGCATAACGAAAAAAGTAGTAGTTATATAATTATTTGTCTTTAGATGCTGCTTTCTTTTTGTCGTCCTGTTTCTTCAAGTAACTCTTAAGTTGATTCAACTTAATTTTACGCATCATATCAGAACGCTTGCTGATATGTGGAGGGTTGGTTTTTTCAATCGCTTTAATTGCCATATCACCAATACCTTCATCAACAACTAATGCTTCTTCATTTTGTTTTTTCAAAGCAGTTTTTAAATTAGACTTACTAGGTTTATGTGGACCTACGTATCCTCCATCAATATCTTTCTTATAAGAATTTCTAAATTCTCTCTTACTCTCACCTTTATCCTTCAATCTTTTAACAACAGATGATTTAGTCATCTTACCTTTATACTTTTGCTTAATAGAAGATAACTCAGTATTCATCTCATCAACTACTTCGACTTCTTCTTTCTTACAATCAGGAACTTTCTTACCACCCTTCATCTTGGTACCAGTTGCCTTATAACCTTTCCAACAGGAAGGTTTATCAGGATCCATACCAACATTCTTACGTGCTTGCTTTAGTCCTTCAGATACTCTTTCCTCAGTAGTTACTGCTTTCTTAACCTTACCAGCAAACTTAACTGTATCCTTAACACCTTTCTTAAATCCTTTTGCGAATTCCTTTACACGCTTCTCTGGTTCTTTACCTGCTGCTCTTGCTTTGTTATGTCTTTCCATACCTTTCTTAACAGCATCACCCACCTTACCAAACAAACCTTTCTTTGAGGTTGGTTTTGCTGGTTGAGTTTTCTTAGCAGTCTTAACTGCCTTCTCTACCTTCTTAACTGTTGCTGCTTTCTTCTTAGGTGCTGCTTTAGGTTTCCTTACAGTAACCTTAGCAACTGCTTTTTTCTTAGCAGTTTTACCTTCTGGTGCTTCTTCGTCACCATAGTTGCGTTTGGCAGCAGCAGTATCAGCATACTCACCTTTACCTGCTTTCTTTCTTGCTGCATCACCAGCATCAACTTTTGCCTTTACCTTTGCATATGAAGGTGCTTTAGCAGATGCCTTTCTTGCTGCCCTTTCTTCATTAAGTTCTTCAATAGGATCAATAACAAAATCTACAAAATCTTCTAGTCCAACTTCATCGATGATCTGATCAAGACCATCTTCATTGATTCCTTCTGCAAAGAAGTAATCTGCTGATACTTCTATACTAGCATCAACCCACTCTTCAGTTAGATCAATACTTTCGTTAGTGTGTGCAAATGCTTTTCTCATCGTATCCAATTTTAGATGTGGTGGTAAACTCTTCTCTGCTTCTTTCCTCTTCTTCTCTGCTTTCTTTTTAGCATCACCCATTTTACTATGTTCGATTTCTGGTTGATAACCTTTTCCTTCTACAAACTTAACGGGCATTGATACTGTACCTTTACCTGGCACATACTTTGTTGTACGAGGATTTTTAGGATCATCACTCTTAAAATCTTTATGAATTTTATTATATTCTTTCTTGGTCATCTTAATTTCTTCTTCTACTGAACTAGGTGTACCATCACCATGCTCTATCACTTTACCATCTTTATCTTTTTGATGGTGTTCTTTAGTCACAGTTGCCTTACCACCTTTACTTTTAATACCATCAGCAAACTTCTTAGCATCCTTCTCATCCTTATATGAGAACTGAGATGGTTTACCTTCTTCACCTTTGTCCTTAGCAAGCACTCTATACGCTTCTTTCCTCAAACCTAAACGACCCAAGAGAGATTTTTTCTTAGTGGGTGACTTGCGTCCATGACGCTTGGCATATTCCATATAGGACTCACCTGGTCTGAGTTTCTTAGGATCAGACTTTGGTTTAGCAGCATCAGCACGATCTTCACGAGCACGCTGATTTGCACCAGGACCACCCAACTTCTTATCCTTCTCAGGATCAGGATGCCAATGGTCACCCCTTTCATTGATAGTTGCTTTCATGTTATCCATAATGGTATGATGGTTTGTTGGTTTTACCTAGTTTTCCTTTTCTAACTTTTGTTCCAGAAGTTTCTCCCTGTCCAGAAGGATTTTTTCCTGCTTTTGCCTTTCCTAAACTTATAGACTTAGAGGGTTTCTTTGATTCAGTATCATGCAGTTTGGCAGATTTACCTGCTTTCTTTGTGATTACTGATTCCTGTCCATGTTTGCGACCCAATCGTCGCATAACTTTACCAAAACGACGCTTACTCATTCCCTTACCTGGAGAGGTTTGGTATGAGACTTCACGTCCAGTGCCTTCACCTGATGAATATTTATATTCTCCGACTCCTTTCTTGTAACCAATACCTTTTTTCTTGAGATCTTTCTCAAGGTTTTTTCTACTCGATCTATTTTTCTTCTCATCGGTTCCCCGATCTGCAGAAATATTTCCAGTAGTTTTAGATTTTGCTTTTGAAAGCAACCTTGAAGTAGGATTGCCTTCAACCAAGTTGATGAAATCTTTGTAATACATAACTTTCAGATTATCTTTAAGTGCCATTTTATTCGCAGTCTTATGCATGACTTCCTTATCACGTGTGCCATATAACTTAGACCAACGTTTTTTACCCTTCATCATACCTCTAATGTATTTCTTAGCGGTTTGATTAATTGCGGGTGGAATATCAGACTTAAAACCTTCAGCCATTTAACCGCCTACTACTTGTACTTCTTCGACAATAACTGCACTAGTGGCAGCTGTTATCTTAACAGCACGTTGAATTCTTGCCTTAGGACCAGATGACCAAGTGTAATCAGCACTAGCACTAGAAGAATCTACATCAGTAGTTAGTATGTTATTCATAGTTGAAATTGCAGTAATCTTTTTACCAACAGTGCCAGCAGAAAGGAAATTACTATCAATTCCTGGAGAAGTAGAATCATCTACAATCGCAATAAAATCTCCCACAGAGAATGGGTGATTTGAAGATGAATCTTGAATATGCTCACCAACATAATAGTCAGCAGTAGAATCATCAACTGCTTTAACTATTTTTGCTTGACCAGGTTTGCCACCCTTGATAAGAATAAATTCATTTTGAACTAGAGTTATTGCAGGACCACCGTTAAAAGAAACAGTAGCAGCACCTGCTGTAGAACCAACTCTATAATATCCTGTTTGTACTGTTTGATATTCAGTCGCACCAGCGGCTACTGAATTAGTACTTAATACATTAAGAACTGTCATGTCTTGTTATTTCGTGTCAGTATTATTTATCTCCTTTTGTTTCTTTAACATTTTTTGGAGATCAGCAGTGCTACCAACGAACATTGTGTTATTAACAGTCGATGGTCCTGACTTTTTATCTTCAGCATCCAACTCCTTCATTTTCTTTTGTAAGTCAATGAGTTTGTCAGCAGTATCTGCTACACTTTTAATTGTTGTCGCAGCAACCTCATAAGCTCTTGGATGATCGCTTGCTCTCGCAACGTCAAGTATTCCATCTACTGCCTCCTGTCCTTTCATCACTAACATATGTAACGCAGCACGAGAAGTCTCATAGTCTTGCTTTACATCACCTTCTTCAGATTTTTTTAATTGGGGTTTCACCTTCTCAACATGTTTCTGAAGTTCAGTAGGTTCTGCTCCAAAGGCAGTATCAAGACCATCAAAAGGATTTGTCATAATAGAATTGCTCCAATAATAAACCCTTTAGCAAAGGCAAGACAAAGCATTTGATAGTTAGATAATTTAAACTTACCTTGGATCTTATACGCAAGATTCTTATCCCACTCCTTTATAGCATGAGCAGTGAGTTTTATTTTATCGAATAAAAATGTTGATGAATCTTGTGTCATGTTATTGTCTCGTCAGCACCACTTGTAGGATTACGTTTCTTCTGATCTGTAAAGTCCTCATCAACAACACCAAATCCAAAGTCATCATCAGCATCTGCTGAAATAGGATCTGGTTGAATTGTATAACGAACTTGTCTTGGTGCAGAAGTTGTATTTGTATCGGTATAGTAATCGGTAATAACTTTTTTGATGGTCTTGGAATCGGTAACAGGACC